AAGTTGTATAGTAATACATATTGATCTGAGCGCCCTCGCCCAACTTTGGCAAGAACTCATAGTTTTGACCAACTTCACCAAACTTACCACGATAGACTTGTGGAATGTTTACTGGTGTCAAGTATAAGTTTTGAATCAATTCTTGTGTGATAATGTCACGATCACCAATACGATCATAAACGATCCATGGGCCTGCCAAGTTACCTGAGTTGCCAGGTTGTCCTTGGTTAAAGAATATGATTGGTTTGTTCATATCAGGAGGAATTGGAATAGCACCATACTGGTCAGCAACACCAATAGTTGTATATGGGTTTGTGCGCAATGCTGGTAACTCAATGTTACGCATTGATAATTCTGCCAAGTAGATACATTGCTGTATTTCTGTTTGATTTGTTGAACCTGTAAAGTTCATTACATAAGATACTAATGCATTGGCATCAGAGATTTGTGTGCTCATTATTGTTGTCCTGGAAAATTAGCGCCTTCAAAAAAGGCTTTCTGACCAACTGCTGCGGGATAAGGCACTTCAATTGGTATTGGTAGTTTGCCACCTGGGTAACAGACAAATGCTGGATATTCTTGCTGAACAACACGATAGAATTGTGCTTTTAGCGTTCTATCTCGTTTGATTGTGTGCCAACTTAATCCACCAAAGTATTTGTTACCGATATCTTGTGCTAGAATTTCTGGTAGCTCAATCCATTTATAGCCCAATGTGCCATCTGGCATCAAAGGAGCAAGTGGATCAATCCAACCTTCTTCTGCTTTCTTTCTATATGCTTGACATTGCTCGCGGATATACTCCACATTTAATTGCTCTCGCTTGATATAGAACTTGCCATCTTCACGACCTGTTGTGGTCAAGATGTTTTTGCTCTTGTTGTAATCACTTCGCTGCCAATCACCTTTTAGAGTGTTGTATAGCTTGTCATTTTGCAGCAAACGATCTGCAATTCCATTGTCAGTGGTGACTAGACCACCCTTGTCCATTCTAAAGGCATCAGGATTGTGTTCTGGATCGGCATCATCCAAATAACTTTTCTTGTTGCCTGCGTAATCAAATTCTTCGTTCATAGATGTATTTAGTATTACTAGAAAAGAGCCCCTAAGGGCTCTTGTTATCTACTTTTTCTATTTGCCGTATAGTTGTCGGCATATTGTGCTACTCTAGTATCTGTTGCCTTTGTAAGACCTTTATTCCAGGCACCATTATGGGCTGCTCGTCTTGCCTCACTCCAGGGTTTTTTATTAGCTAAAGATTTTTTCTTTCGTGTTTCTTCTGATTGCGGAGCTCTTTTTAATGCAGCCTCACGCATTGCCGTTTTTGCCTCTTCTGACATTTTCTTACCTAACCATGGGCCCGGCTTACCTTTATTGCCATCAGTGCTATTTTGTGTTGCTAACATTATCTCAACATTGTCTGGACTATATGGTCCAATATCGTTAAATCTTGCCATACAATATTGTCCGTGTTTATTTCCACGAAGTTCCCATTTACCACTTTCTTCCCACATTTTCCACCAAGTTTCAAATGTGAATAACCATTCAATGCCTCTTTTATCTGCGGCACATTTTTGTTGACAGTATCTTGCTCGTGGTGTAGGTTTTTTCTTCTCCATAATATCTCCAATAAAAAAGGACTCCGAAGAGTCCTTTTATTTATAGTTAGAAAGAGATTAACTCTTAAAAACTTGTATTGTCCCAGGCGTTGAGGCGTTGGACGTATACAGATGGACGTAATTGACCTTCTGCGCCGTAGTTGTTTGTAGAACCACCGCTTACACCAACATAAGAACCGCTTGCGCTGATATCGTGCAATACTGCAACACCAGCTGGGTTACGAACGATAAGACAACCTTCAAGAATGAACTGATCCAAACTTGCGTCAGCGTTCGAGAACACTTCGTTGTTTGGTCCCAAGTCACGCAAGCTACCCCATTGTAGAACTTCTTCGTTCAAGAAATAGATTTGGTTGGAAGCACCAACTTGGTCCATAATCCAAGAATCGAAAATTTCGTATGTGTAGTTGAAGTCACCTTCGTATGTAGCGATAGTGTCACCACGCTCGCTGTTAACGCGGTTAATGCCACGTGATGTTGGCATTGTGTCGCTCAAGTGAGTGCGCAAACTTGTTGGGCAAACGATTGTGCGAATTTTTGCGTTGAAACGCTTTTCAGCAGTTGTAACCAATTGCTTATACAAACTTGGAGCGAATTGTTGCAAGTTAGAAGTATACTCATAGAATGAGCTACCAAGACCTTCACCATTGTTAGTGAAAGTTGTAGAACCAGCAGCAGCGGCTGTAGCACCGATTTCAAAAGCAGCGCCATTGAAGCCAGACTCGTTACCTGCGAATACAGCAGTTCCCAATGTATCGCTTGATTCAAAGTTGAACAAGTTAGTGATACGGTTAGAAGTGATTTGCAAGTTACCTGTGCCATCACCAACGCTGAATGAGTGTGTGCCAGCGAACGAGTTCAAACTACCCATACGACGACCTGTTTGTGTTGCACCAGAAACTTGAACATTACCAGAGCTTGCTGTGCCGATGTAAGCTGCACCAGATTGGCCAGCATATTTTGTTCCGACTTGGTCGTTACGAACGATTTGTGCTTCCACATCAAACATCAATTCGATCAATTGCTTGACTTCTTGATATGCTTGAGGATCGCCACCAGATTGTTCAACAGCACGAGCTGTTCCAGTTGCACCAACAACTGTTTGGAAAATCTGAGTGTAGTTACCCAAGTTAGCACGGCTGTTGCTTTCTGGAGTAGCACTTGTAACTGCCATACCTTCTTGCGCAGCTTGAACTGCTGGAGCACGATACACATCGTTTGTCCACAAAGGCAAAGTAGAAACTACTTTACGCTTTTTCGCCATGCACATATTTAAGACTGGGGTATCGTCTTTAACGCGGTTGGACACATCTAAGTCCAAATCTTTTACTACGATGTCGGTCTGGTAAGCTGTTGTTCCGTTACCAATTGCCGAGGTTGTGATTGTTGCCATTATTATCTCCTAAATTAAGGCTTCATTTTATTTAACGACTTCTTGATGCTCTTATCTGTCTGAGTTGAGCCATCAATAAGTTGTCTGCGGCTTTTTTATCGCCGCCCCTGGCTTGTGAGCGAAGACTTTGAATCTCATCCTTTTCACCGCTGGGAATTGCTGTTCCGGCTTTGCGATTAGTCAGTGCAGCAATACTGCCACCTGCTGACTTGGCTTTTGGGCGATCACGATACTTCAGACCATCTCTAATCAATGACAAAATATGTTCATCACTGCTAATCAAGTCAATATTATCTACGCCTGGAACTAATTGTGACTTAGCTCCTGACCAATCTTTAGCCACTTTCTCACGAATCTCATTATAGACATAACTATTCTTCAACTCCTTATCCTTGAAATTCTTTCTATTGTTCTCAAGAATCTCATTTACTTGATTCTTGCGAATAGCATAGAACTGCTCAACATTTGGCTTCAACTGACTCACCACTGCACTTTGCTGACGAATATAATTTTCGTTTTGCTGCATTGATGCTTGAATTCTGGCAATTTGTGCCGGATCTCTTGCTTGTGCCAACTGTTGCTGGAAGGTGTTTTGATATCCCTGTGTCTTTATGATTTCATCGTAAGCCTTTTGTAGCTGCGGACGAACCGTAAATTCCATTGCCAACAATAAGCCCTCAGTTTCCTGACGCTTTTGTGTAAGGTATTCATCAAACTCTGCCTTTTCAACTTTTAGTTGTCGGGCATCTTCGCTAATTGCTGCTCCTTGGCCTAAAATGCTTGCTGCCTTCTTGGCGTCAATAACAATCTCTTTACCATTGCGCATAAACTTGAACTTGGCGTTCGGATTTTGTTCTGCGAAGTCTAAGAAATCTATTAACTCTTCGGCTGATGTATTTGCTGTGCTTACCTCTTCAGGGGCGACTGCATCATCAGTGGCATCTGCATCTTCTGCTGTTGTAGCATCAACTTCTGGCTCGGTGTTTTCGTCATCATTGACTTCAACTCCTTCTGGCGCCACAGGGGTCTCAGTCGCTGCCGCAGCTGGAACACCTGTTTCGACCGGATTGGTAGCAACTACTTGGTTACGCATTGCGGCCATTTTCGCAGCTATTGACTCCAAACCTGAATCAATTTTTTGGACGGGGACCGTCTCCGCTACAGGGAGATTAGGTGCATCCTGAACTATATTGTCCATTTACATTTCCTTTATGTGTTGGGCTCTACATTTGCTCGTTGCTCTTGTATCGTTACCACACGATTTTTTAACACTACTTGTCTTTTCAACAAGTTAATAAAACTATCTATAGCATTGAAGTGATTTGACAATGCTATTCGCTTGGCGTTATCCTCTTGTGTATAACCAGTGGTCTCATTTAAAGCATCCATCGTTTCCAGTTGGAACTGACGAACGAATAAAACGAAGTCACGGTTCTTTAACAGATTCTCGGCAGCGCTACCAAGATGTTTAACTTTGTCTGCTTGTGCAGTTGTAAGTTTGCTCAACTCAGTAACATTGACCAGGCGGTTATTAAACGCTTCAAATACATTATCTTCAATCATTTCAATTCCAATCTAAAGTTATTTATACTTTTAGGGTCCGTAGGCTCTGGCCTTGTGTTCACCTATAAGTGCTACACCTTCTAGCTGTTTGCTTGCACTTGTGCCTTCAACATCAGCTTTGATTTGTTGTGCTTTCATTAAATCTAATTGTGCACCTGCTGTGTCTGCTTGTGCTCGTGCTTTGTCAGCAGCAGCTTTGGCCATTGCAAGTTGTTCTTGTGGGCTTGGGCCCATTTGTTGTTTGACTGCTTGAGCTTGTTTAATCATATCAACAACTTCATCTTTGGTTGGTAGATATGCGTCAGCATCTTTACAGCCCAATGCATACAAACTGTCTGCATATGGTTTACGGATCTTCTCAAACATAGTTGGGGTTAATGTGCCCTGAGCAACTGTGGCCTGAACTGTTTGATACAATTGTGTTTGTGTTTGTGCAATTACTTGTTGGCGTTGTAAAGCATTTTCATCGCTGCGCATACCCAATGCCAAGTCGATGTGAATTGTTTTGCGATCATTGAAACTCATATTCTCAGCAAAGTTTTCATAATCCATAAACACAGCTTTGCCTTCTGGGTGGAACTCTTGTGCAAGTTTCTTGACACCATAGTCATCGCCATATTGGATCAAGGTGCGCCAAATCAACCAAATAGCATCTTTAAGACCTTCTGCACAGTTTTTGACTGTGTTATCTTGAATAATTTGATTTGGTGTAAGAGCCAACTGCAACTTGATACCGCTGTTGCCCGGTGCCATAACTTCAGGATTAAATGTATCCTGTGGAGTTGTCATACCAATCATAGCCATTGTGTCTTGTTGCAATCTGTTCATTGCAGTGTCAATGAACTGTAGATTACCGTTTGGCAATGGTAATGGGTAAATGTCTTTGGTTGGGTCAAACTTGCTGTCCAAAATAAAGATAGCAGCTTCGCCATCTTGAATCATCTCAAAGTCTAATTTGTCTGGTTTAACACCAATACGGGGAGTTGCTTGTAGCAAGCCCATTTGTAGTTCTGCTCTGTGACCACTTGTTGCATATTCTTGCATTGGAACTACAGATTCAGCAATACTCATACCATAGAAGTTTTGTGCAAGTGGTTTTGGAACCATATTTGCAATTGGTATGAATTCTACTTCACGGGCACTGATAACATATTGACCACTATAAATCAATTCTACCAGTTCAAGTTCGCCATCTCCGTCAATGTCGTATTTGTTATAGACGGTTAGCACAGTGACTTGGCGTGCTTCTGGTTCTTGGGCAGCATAGCCCTGGGCTGGAAGTCCATTGATTGGCACCGAGTCTCTGGCGTGCAGTGCTAAGTTGTTTAACAACGATCCAGCCTGATACGCTCCTACATTACTGTATTCGGCATAGATTTTGAATTCTTCTAAATCAATGTCAGGATACAGTTCTGTGGCTTCTTGAATGCTCATTGGCTTGTAATAGCCACAGAATGGTTGTTCTTCAATACTGATAACAGTTGGGTCACACATCCAATAGTGTTGTGCGATTGGTCTGAATTTAATGTTTAGATTATATCCAGTTAGTTTGTATTTGGCTTCGTAAACAGTGTTGCGACGAATTGCTGCATTGATTTCGCTTTGCGTATCTTCTGTTTCAAGATTGGGCGCATCTTCTGTCATTGCATCAAAGTCACCATCAGCAGCTCTGAAGCTGATATCAATGTGATGTTGAATTGTTGCTGCTCTTTGATCCTCTGGCAAGTGTTGAACATATTGTTGAATCTCTGCCATGGCTTTTTGATAATCAACCTTTTGCTTACGACGACTTTGACGCAATGCTTTTAAGCCAGCTTCTTCTGCTTGTTGTTCAAAAGCTGCAAGTTGGTCTTCTGTGCCCTGTGTTGTAACATAGCGTGTAAAACTTTCACGCATTGGGCTAACCATCATCTCACCGTTTTTGTGCAAGCAAGCATCCATTACCCAATGTTGCAAAATAAAATGTGGGTCATTGTTGCTGTTGATGATTTTGTTTACCATATTTGTTGCTTGACGGGCTGCGTCAGCATCTGCTTCATCATCTGCAACAAACTCAAATTGAATTTCACCGTTCTGTGCTAGACCTTTGGTGATGACTGCTGTAGCGTAATCTACTGTGGGCTTGACAACTGGATGGATGTAATCTAGACCATTGACTGGTTCTGTTGATTGTGTAACTGCCAGAACCAAATAGTGATAGTCCGAGCTTCTGTTGATATTGTTCTTGGTGGCCAACAAACGCAGGTTTGCTGCACATTTTGCGTCAAGCAGCGACTTCATTTTTACAAAGCGGGCCATCATACCCTTGTGATTGTTTAAGTTACTGATGACTACGTTTTTCAAATCTAACATTTTTTATCCTTTGTTAATGTCTGCACAATTAATCTTTAATAATCCAGGCAGCGTGTGGTAAATTCACATCTGTGTGCAATTTAATACCTTTGGCAACAACAAATTCATCCACTGCCTTACGTGCTCCCAAACAACTTGGAGCCTGATAGTCATCAAACGCCACGATTCCACCAGAGACCATTTTTGGCCAAGCAAAATCCAGAGTAGCCAAATAACCTTCATACAAATCCAAATCAAGATGCAAGAATGCAATTTTGCAATCATCTTTACCTGCAAATGTGTCAGGGATCCAACCTTTATTGATTTCTACTGAGGGCTTGTCTTTGAAATATTCAACAACAGTGTCATAGTTTGCATCATTGAAGTCACCAGCTTTGTGCATATTATCGTGTTCTGATTGTTGTGGTAAACCTTCAAAACTGTCAAACAAACGTAGTTGTCTTTGTTTGGGCATACGATCATAAATCATTGATGCTGATCCACCATTGTATACTCCGCATTCCCAAAATTCACCATCAGCAAGAGTAACTGCGTTATCTAACAAAATATTCAATGCAGTTATGTTTTCTCTTGACAAAATTGTTGGTAGCATTCTTTATTATCCTATCGATTATCTATTATTTATTGTTTGCTCAGCCGACGGGATTGAACGGTTGCGTTTAGCTTCCCAAGTGGCTTGTATTTTTGCTCTACGCTCAGTAGACCAGGCAGCATTCTTGCGTCCAGGGGGTTTAGGACGTTTGTTTAGTTCTGCAAGTTTAGCAAGAGTTTCAGGTGAATGACGATGACCTTTTTGCCAACCCAATCCATTGGCACAAGATTCACTATGATTTTCATTGCTTGTTACTTTGCGCACATTATTTGGATGGTATGGGCCCGTGTCACCGTTGCGTGCCATTACAAGCTGTCCTGATTTTGTGCCACGATTTACTATGTCATCGCCCCACCATTCTAACCAGGATTCATAAGTAAATTCCCAGTCAATGTTGCGTATTTTAGCAAAGTGTTTTTGATTATTGTATTTTTTACGATATGAGTTCATACACTATTTTAACTTATCTGCCTGATGGATCCCAAGCCCGTTTCCATTCTGGCAAATCATTTTGTTTTTGCCATTGTGTTGACTGATACTGATGACGATAATCACGCATACGCTGTTGAGGGCTGCGTCCGTCCCAGGGTTCAGCAAGACCATTTAAGCATCCAAGTAATGCGTATCTGGCACTATCAATACAGTCATCTGGATCACTGAATCGGCCTTTTTCATCTACGAAATAGTTTTGTGCTTCACGCAAGAACTCAACGCAGTTTTCATTGATGTGCAGTGTGCCCATCTCTAGCATCTGACGCATCACATTTATACCAAACGATTTGTGGTTAGTTCTGCGACCTTGATCGTCTGGAGGATTCATAATAGCCTCAGGCAACACATTGAGTTCATACTGCTCAAAGAATTCTCTGATACTCTGTGAACTCATTGTATATCTGCCCTGTGTTGATGCGTCAGCTGGCAACACAATCGGAGTGCCAAACACTTCTGGTCGCATTAGATGATTTACATAGTTCATTGGGTTGGCTTCTTCGATGCCTTTGACCACAATCTGTGTATGCAGCCACGCTTCCTTTTCAGTAGGATGCCAATACATCAAGCTCACAACTGTTTTATCGTTGACAAGACCCAAGTCAAGTGCAATGATTCGGTGCAAGCCCTGAATGTTGCGTAAATCATAATCGCCAGTTTTATAAGTGGGCCAGTTGCGTATCTGAAACACGGCACCTTTACCCATAACAGGCTTACCAGCAATACGTGCTTCACGCTCGTGTGGTAAGTAATCTCGCTCAAGCTGTCTGCGTGTCTCCATTAACAAGAATGGTTCGCCCCAAGGATCATACTCTGGCACATCATCCCAACTTACACGAATATGCTTATAGCCATCTTCCCAGTTCCAGAACTTGCTTACAAGTCCGTTGAGTCCTTTAAGTGGCGTAAATGAACAGAGAACTTGGCCCTGCGTTGTGGCAGTTCGTGTGACAATCTCGCTAAAGAAATCGTCAGGGGGTTGTTCATCAAATACGGCAAGGTTAAGTTTGAAACCCTGCATTTGCCTGACTTCTTGCGTGTAGTTAGCAAATAGTAGATAACTGTTTGCACCGCTGCTATGACGGACTTCAACACCCATACAGTTAGCCCCATCAGCACGCATAGTGTCAAACACAATAGCATCACGAGGTATAGCACCAGTGCCAACATCGTCTCGAATCTTGATATCATTTGTTCCCAATAACTCTTTTTGCAATACTAGGGCAACCTGTGTCCAACCCTCACCAGCTACCATTGCGTTAACTGGATGCGTAAAGCGTTTGCCTTCCCACCAATCGGGATATTCACCAGTCAGATGCATTGCTGTTTCAAAACAAGTTGACACAGTTTTACCAATACGGTTAGCGGCCAGTATGCCTCTACGGTTACTTGCACCTGTGCCAAAGAATTTACGTTGATGTTCAAATGGTCTAAAGTATTTGAGTTGATTATACTTCATATCATCCTGCACAACTGACACAAGTTCCATAAACTTATATCTTGTATCGGTGGGCAATTTGTCTACAAACTCAATGCCAAGACCGTGTCGTTCGCAACAGAAGCGAATGGCTCTGCGCATCAATAATGACTCATCAATCATTTTAATGTATTACGGATTTCGTTTAGTTTGTGGGCAGCTTCGGCCAAGTCTCGGATTTCTTGTGGCATCAAGATCCAAGTGTCTGGCCGGGCTAAATCAACACTGCCTCGTTTGTCAAGACCAGCTTGCAAGCGTTCCATAGTCAGTCGTAGACAATGCTCAATCTGACCCGGATACTTGTCGGCAAATGCCTCACGGTGTGCAGCATTTACCTTTTGCAATATCTTAACATCAGCAACTTGTTGCGCTGCTAAGTTTGTGTTGGTCACATTGACCCCCACGGATTATCGTCCAACAACTCACCTTGTGCAACGAAATCACGGTCGATCCAAGTGTCCCATTGATTTGACTTGTTAACCTTTTGCTTCATCATAAAGTTGCGTAATCGTGAACCAACTGGAGTATAAGTGCCATTAGCACGACGAACAATCTGCTCACCAGTGCGTGGATCAATCCAAGTTAGTTTTTCTGGCACCTTCTGACCAAACTTGTTAATCTTTTGACCAACTGGCACTTTGGCAATTGGACCCAAGATTTCATAAGTGATTACATTGTTGTCGTATTTGCGAAACACAACCTGTGCTTTAACATCTTGTGCTTTCCATTCTGGATGTGGATGTGGAAAGCTGTTGGTGCCAAATCTGGTGACCAAGTTAAGACCTTCAAGCTCTGCTGGTCGTGGAGGCACATCTTTGAGTGCATCTTCGGGGATCAAATCGACCTTATCCAAATATGGATTCTCGGTGCCGGTAAATGCTGCATCAGGCTCTGCACCATTCAACACATCCATTGCGATTTGATATTTGAGTTTGTTGCTACGGCCTTTGAGATTCAACACAATGCCAGTTTGATCATAGACAAAGCGTTGTAGTTCAGTGGCTGTGGGGAAGTCAGTCATTAGACCTTCCATATCAAAGCCATGGTCGATTAACACTGCTTGCTTTTTGCCTGGCTTAACAGGCTTGTTGGGATTTGCTGTCCACTCTACATCAGCTTCAGGTTTAACTTCTGATTTTGCGTCTGCGGGAGTTTCTGCTTCGATGGGATCCAAGTCCCAAGAGATTTCTGGCGTTTTTGCGCCTTTGACGGGTTTGTTCATTTCTGTTCCTTAAAATAAAAATATGGCCAGATTACACTCTGGCCATCCAGTGTTTATGCGCTGCGAGATTTCTTAGTGCTACGGCCAACTTTAACACCTTCTCGTTGAGTTTTCTCATAAGTGTTGTCGTGAATGCTGCCACCGTTTGTATATTCAAACTCGGCATATTCGTGTGCTCGTTTAGCATAAGCATCATTGATAATAGTTGCCAATGGCTCACGGTCTTGTTTGGCTTTCTGGAAGCTGGCTCGTTTGCCTTCTGCTCCATTAACACCAACTCTGGGACCTTGTGCCACATTAACATTATCTACAGCGTAGATGTTGCGGCAAGTCCAGCTTGATTCTGTTTCTTTACTGATTTTTACTGGACCTTTTTTTGCTTTGTCGTTGTTCATCATTTTTTAGTTCCTTTTGGTTTTCGTGCTGTTTTAGCCGCAGCACGAAATGCTGCCGCTGTGGGTGCGCCCTTTGTGCCAGGCTTGCGCATACGTTCACCACTGCCAGCAGCTATTCTCTCACGCTTGGCTTGTATGTTTGCGTATAAACCCTGCTTGGCCATTATTCTGTCCAGCCACTCACAGACTGAACTGCTGCTGTTGCATTAGTTAACTGTGCTGGATAATCCCAAGTTAAACCACTTGTTGGACTACCGATTGCTGCTGTCAACACAATTGTAGTGTTTGCTGCTGGAGTATAATAAGTGATGTTGGTTGAACTGATTGCATCAAACTTTGCTGGCTGACCTACTGCGCCACCCAATGTTTTGTCTACCCAAGCAAGTGCGGCTTGGTCAGGTTGTGAGTTTAACAATCTGGCACTTGCAGTCAATTGATATGTGATGTTGCCAAGTAAACTGAAAACACCAGTTGAGCTGTTGTAGCTTACTGCGGTGCCTGTGTTGACATCAGTAGTATCCATAACTACTGTTGAAGCACGACCAGCAGACAAGAACACTGTCTTGCCAAGTTGGTCAGTTGTTGTGGTATAAAGTTGATTTGGCGTAGAGTTGTGAACACTAACTACGCTTACATTTGCTGTTGTCATTATTTGAATCCTCGTAATGTCTCAGCCAATCTTGCTCGTCGGCCCAACTTGCCACCTGCTTTGGCTGCTTTGGCAAGTTTCTTTGCTGGGATCTTTTCGCCCATTGGCACACCCATTTCTTTGTGCAATGCTCCTGGATGTGTAATAGCACCCTGAATCCATTTGCCATCGTGACCTTGTTTTGCCATAATATTAATCTCTCACTGGTGTTACATACACAGTTGTTGACGAACTGGCAACTGCTGCGATGTAGATTGTATTTGTATTTTGTGCACCAAAGTTGCCCGAAACAACTTGGCTTGACGATGGAGGAATAGCAACAACGCCTGGATAACTGTTACCTGTTGTTGGCACTACCAAGTTTGCAGCCACTGTTGCACTATTGTAAATGCCAACAAAAACTGGAATAGTTGTGCTGCCATTAACAATATTAAATGTATTTGTTATTGATGGAGCATAAGCAAC